TCTTTACTGCGCCATAAACCTCGTTAATACTTACTTCGTTAAATAGTTCTTTGCGGCTCATTATACTATACGAATAAGGCTCAAAAATTAGGTTGCCCCACTCGTCCGTCTTCCAACGTTTGTATAATATACTAAGCAAAATATCAAAATTCTGCACAAATTGAACAGCATAATGTTCGAGGTCAATGAACTCCCCTAACGTAAGCCTATCCAACGGCTTTAACTTTAAACCCTTCACCAGTTCTTTTGGCTTATTGGATGGCTCACGCTGAATAAAACTAACCTTTCGTGCAAGGTCAATTAGTTCTTCGGGGTCGAGGTCTTCTAACTCTTCGGGGTCTGTATCGGAAAGTATAGAAAGCGCCTCAATAGTTTGTAAGAAAACGGAGTTGTGATATTCTTCGTCAATGGTGTTTAGTTCCAACCACTGATTAACCGTTACTTCGTTCCAATTTCTAGGTAAATTCACCTTTATTCTGTTACTTCGGTGTTAGCATCTTCGAGTTTCTTTTCCGAAATAACGGCAATCTTTTGCAGAATTTCCATAATGTACGGGAAGGCTACTTCTGCGTTTTGTTTCTTCATTAAAGCTACCTTCACTTTAAGGTGTGCAGGTGCGTAGTGTTCGGTACGGGTAAGGTCAGTTCGTTTGAAAAGTATGGCTAACGTTTGAGCGCAAAAGTTCTCGTCTTGTCCTCGGTAGATTTTCTCAATTAGCCCCAAATCTTTAACGCCTATTGTCTCGTTGGCTTGGTAGGTATATTTGTCAATTACTAACTCGGTCACCTTTTCACCTTGCGGAATTTCTGACTTGTTAAACTCTTTGATGTAATTTGTAAACTCGTCAAGTTCCATTTTGTCGAAGGCTTTGTCAGGCACACCCAAGTAGATAAATTTCTCAATCCACTTTTCAATGGTGTCTAGTTCTTGGTTATTCTCAATTTTGTTGAGTTCGTCAAATTGTTGGACGGTTAACTCGTTTAGGTGGTTGGGTATTTCGACCCCGAACATTTGTATCATTGCTTAGATTTTAACCAAAGGTATAAAAATAATGTTTAAAAATTAACCAAAAGAGATTTAGTATACTTATTAAGTCAATGGAAGGACTACCGACTTACAAAATCACAATAGACGAAGCTTACAACGATGGCACTGAACCGCTAGGTGTGGATGCTATTGCGTTCACTTCAAACCCTGCCGTACTTGTTAAGGGTGTAGCGTTCAAGTCCCAAGCTAAAAGCCACTTCGCAGACGAGAAAAAGTATAGAATAACTGCACCCGCCATGATCCCTATGGATATTTATCGTAACGACGATGAAATGGGTGAGTACTATGTACAATTCTCAGAAGTTGAGATTGACACTATCTTCAAAGAGTTCATGTTGAATTTAAACAACCAAAACTTGTTTAACCTCGAACACGAAGGAGATAAATTAGTTCCTGCGTATATTCTCGAAGCGTGGCTAGTGGACAATCCCGAAGCGGACAAGGCTATGAGTACGTTTGGAATTTCAGTGCCTAAAGGAACTTTGATGATGACGGCGCAAGTAACCGACTCCGACTACTACAACAAGTTAGTCGAAGCGGGTCAAGTCGGCTTTTCTATTGAAGGCTTTTTAGGTCTTAAACTAAGTAATCAAAAACAAACATATATGTTACCAGACGGAAAACACACGCTCGAAGATGGTACGGTAATCGTTGTAAAAGACGGTGTAGTCGTAGAAGTTCAAGAGCCACAAGCCGAGGAAGTAGCAATGGAAGTTGAAGCGTCTACGGAGGTGGAAATGGCAACTGAAACTGAAATGCCTGAAGAGGTTGTAGAAGTTGAGGCAGCTATTGACCCCGCAGCGGATGCCGAGGCTATTCTTGCAATCGTTAACCCTGTTTTAGAGCAGCGTGTTAGCGAAATTTTGCAAGTCATTGCAGACCTCAAAAACGAATTAACTGACACGGAAGAAGTCGCCTCCGTTGAAGAAATTGAAATGTCAACAGCGCAAAAATTTAATAATGTAATTAACTTCTTAAAAAAATAAGAAATGGCTAAAAAATTAAAATTCGACTTGACAGTTGACGCTAGTGCGTTACTACAAGCAAACCCATCGGAGTATTTTTCTATCCTTTACGGAATGGAAAACGCAGTAACCAACTACCGAGTGTTACCGGGTATCAAAAACAAGACTAAAATTGCAACGGTACTTTTTTCGGAGGTACTCGCAGAAAGTGGCTGTAACTTTTCAGCTCAAGATGCTGACCTAAGCGCAGTAGAAATTGATGTTTGTGCATTGACTTCTCAAGCGTCAGTTTGTCAGTTTGACTTGGAGCAATCTTTCCTTGCTTTGGAAATGGCTAAAGGTTCAAACTCTGATTTTTCAGTTGCTTCGTTTATGAATTTCTTTTATTCACAAATGGCGAAGAAAGGACACCAAGAACTTGCTAAATTGATGTGGAGAGGTGACACGGCTACCGAAGGTGCGTTGGCTTTGTGTGATGGTTGGTTGTTGCGTTTGTGTACAGCTAACGACTTCATTACTCCTGCGGGTACTTACGCTGCTATTACTTCAGCTAACGTACTTGACAAAATGGCTGCAACTTTGACAGCTGCAACGGGTGAGATGTTGGTTAATCCTGCTCAAATGCAATTCAAAGTAGCGCCTAACGTGGCTGCTGCTTACCGCATTGCTACTGCTGCAACTAACACTGCAACTAACGTAACGGTTGGTTTGTCTTTGACTTACCTTGACATTCCAGTTGTTGTCGAGTACGGTCTTCCTGCTTCGACTATCATCTTGTCTGATTATACAAACTTCATCTACGCATTGGATGCAGAAGGTGACCAAGATAACCTACAAATCGTTGACTTCAGCAAAACTACACTTGATCGTCGTATCGGTGCACGTGCTGACTTCAAAGCAGGTTTCTATGTTGTTAACACGCCACAAGTTGTTTGGTACGGAGGAGCGCAATATTGCTAAATTATAACGGGGGTTTAACCGCCCCCTTTTTATAAACCTTTAAATACTAAATAATATGGCATGTACTACTTTAGAAACAATCCTTAAAGGATGTGATTCAAATATCGGAGGGATAACTTCGATTTACATTAACGACATGGATAACATGACGGGAACTATTGTCGAGGCTAACTACATTATTTCTAGCTTCGGAACTTTAGGCGACCCATTTATCCCTTTCGAGTTCAGACGTAACACGGGAATGTATACGGAAGAGGCAGCAATTGACCTCGTAAACGGTTCGTCTTACTATACACAAACAGTTACTTTGATTTTCCACCGAAGAGAGGCTGCGAAATCTAAGGCAATCAAAATCTTAGGCGAAGGTCAAAGAGACCTTGCACTTGTAGTTGGTGACGCAAACGGAAAGTATTGGTATTTTCCAAACGCTCAATTGACAGCCGTAACGGAAGGTTCTGGAACTGCCAAAGCTGATGGAAGTAAATATTCCGTTACGTTCGTAGCGGAAGCGGAAAACCTTGCATTTGAGGTAGACGCAGCGGAAATTCCTGACATTATCTAATAAGGTAAACACGAATTTAAGAGGGGGTTTTAATTAGCCCCCTTTTTTATTTAACCAACTTTTCTAAATACTACTTATTAAGATAGTATGATATACATCGAACAAAACGAAAACAATACAATAGCCTTAACGCTAACGGAAAGTGCAACTATTGAAGCACCGACATGGTTGTTTAAATTCGTGTGGGAAATGGACGAGACACTTGCACCCGTTTACTGGGTTGGTGTTGACTATTCGCAATATGTAAACCGCTACAATCTTTTCTTTTTGGAGGAAGGTGTAGACGTTTCTTTAAGAATAGGACAATACCGATACGAGATTTACGAAAGTCCTGACCCGATAATTGTCGACCCAAACACGAACGCAGACGGACTGACGTTAGTTGAGGAGGGTCGTATGGTTGTCGAAGGTATATCAAATTCAATTTATGACTAATGGGTTTATTTGGAAAGTTTAAAAAAGACGAAAGTGTAAGCGTGGTAGACACGGGTTACCAAACATTTAGTACACCATTTTTGCGTGTGCCTGAGGGAAATTTGTCGTTGCCGTTTGTAGATGTACGTTACACTGTACAAGGTTATGTTCGTTTCGGAAGTGATAACCTTTATCCGCAGTACATGAACCAAATGTACTATATGAGTCCCTTACATGGGTCAATTGTAGATTTTAAGACCAACGCAACCATTGGAGGTGGGTACACTTTTGACGAAAGTAAGTTGACCGACATGGAAAAAGTAGTACTTTATGCCTTCGGTAAAAAGATAGGTTTCAAAGACACGCTAAAGACGATCACGAAAGACGTTATTCTTCACGGACGTTGCTACTTTTTAATTGAGTTGAAAGGTGGGAAGACGTATAACGTGAAACGAGTAGCACCTGAGAAGGTAAGAATAAACCAAGCGAAAACATTATACGCTGTTAATGAGGATTGGCAGTTTGGTTTGCAGATTAGAACATACGAACCATACCACCCGGAATGTAAAGACGGAACTTACCTATACGCTTACGAACAAAAGTCAGTCGGTCAAGACTACTATCCACTTCCGCAGTACACCAGTGCGTTAAACTTTGCCTTTTTGTCGGGTGAACTTAGCTACTTGCAGAAATCAAACATACAAAATTCAATCTTCCCGTCGTTTGCAATGATGTTTCCTAAGAAGCCTCAAGGACCCGAAGAGATGCAGTTAATAAAAGACACGGTTAACAAGTTGAAAGGTGCGGAGAACGCAGGAAAAGCGGTTGCATTCTTTGCTAACAATAAAGAAAGTTTGCCCGACTTGGTAAACGTACCTACAAATAGTAACGACGAATTGTTTAGGGGGGTTTCAGAATTAAACACCGAGCAAATTTGTTTCGCTCACACTATCGACCCTATACTTTTGGGTGTACGTACTTCGGGCGCACTTGGTTCGGGTAGTGACATTAAACAAGCCTACGTTATCTTCGAGAAAAATACTATTATTCCTTTACGTGAAACTATTACCGATGTAGTAAACGGACTTTTGAGAGCGGTTGGGATTAATGCACACGTAGAAATCACTAACTACCAAATCGTAAACGAAACTATTACAAGCGTAGACGAAAAAGGAAAGGACGTAATTAACGCACTTAACGCAATGAACCCAACATTGGCGGCTAAAGTCTTGGAGTCAATGACACAAAACGAAATTCGGGAACTTGCTTCACTTGCTCCGTTACCTGACACTCAAACACCAACAGCATGATTTATTTCGTAACCGAGAACTTCCTAAAAGTAAACACACCTATCACTCGTAACGTCGATGTGACGGATGTCTTCCCATACGTCAAACCAGCCGCCGATATGAGGCTTCAAGCTATATTGGGAAGTTATTTCTACAACTATTTACTCACTCAATACAACGCAGCAGTCCTAACACCTGACGAAGTTACGTTAGTGGAGAAAATTCAATTTGTAGTTGCGTGGAGAGCCGCCGAACAAGCCGCCTTCGGACTGACTTACCAACTTAAAAATAAAGGTATTCAGCAACAAAGCGGTGACTATTCAAGTTCAGTAAGTCAAAGTGAAACGGCTTTCGTTATGGACCACTACGGACAAATGGCTGCTTTCTACGAGAAAAGATTAATCAACTATTTGCTAGAATACAAAGCACTTTACCCAGAATTCACAAGCGACCTTAACCGAGACTCGGACATTAAGCCCGTAGGTGGTTGCGGCAATAGAGGTGATTATGACAACACGATGATGGTTATATAATGGCTGATCAGGAAATAAATATAAAACTCAACGGGATTGCACAAATCCGTTCGGAACTTAAAGCCTTAAAGGGGGAACTTGCCAACGCAACCGACCCTAAACAAATGGCTGCACTTGCCGAACAAGCGGGTGCATTAAGTGACCAACTAAAAGACGCAAACGAACAAGCTGCGGTTTTTGCTTCGGGTTCACGCTTCGAGCAGACGAGTAATGCGTTTGGTTTAATGTCTTCGCAGTTAATGTCACTTGACTTTGAGGGGGCTGCAACCAGTGCAAAATTGTTTTCTAGTAACCTTGGAAAAATTGACGGAAAAACTATTTCTGCATCTTTAAAAGGGATAGGTTCAACTGTTACAAGTGTGGGTGGAGCGTTCCTAAAATTGGGTGCGCAACTTTTACTCAATCCTATCTTTTTACTTGTAACTATTATCGGTGCGGTGGTTGCTGCCTTCGTTTACTTAGGGAATAAATTAGGTTGGTTTGAAGGTGTTATAACAATGTTGACTGCGGTTTTTAGACCATTAGTAGACATGATTAAATGGTTGTTGGACGCATTAGGGCTTACGTCATTTGCTGCGGAGGAATCACTTGAAAAAACTACCCAACAACTTGAAAAAGAAAAAGAAAAGCGTCAAGAGGTTATCCAACAAATGGATTACAAAATAGCCTTAATTGAAGCCGAAGGAAAATCTACTCTTGCTTTACGAATTGAAAAGAATAAATACTTTCAAGAAGAAATTGCTAACCAAGCAAAACTCTTGGAGTTTATGGATAACTCTTTTTTAAACCAAACAAAACTCTACAAAGAGACGGTCAAAGCCAATAAAGACAAGGCGCAAGAAATCAAAGTCGAAGAAGTTAAACTCAATCAAGAAGTAATTGCCGAAGGTAAAAAGGCAGCGGACGCACAAAAACAATTTTTAGCTGATCGTTTAGCAGCAACGAGACTGATTCAAGACTTGACCGTCGGGGTGATGGAAGACGGAATAGAAAAAGAACTACTTGCTAATAAATACAAGTACGACCGAATGCGTCAAGACCTTGCAAACAACGAAAAGTTAAACACGGAAGAACGTGCAAAAATAAACCAGTTGTATATTGACGAGAGCATAACAACTGCCGAAAAGATTAATCAAAAATACGTTGCCGCAGAAATAAAGAAACAAGCCGACATTGCCAAAGTAATCAAAGACGCTAAACTTTTACAAGCCCAAGAGGAAGATGACTTCTTTGCATTATACGAACAAAATACAACGTCAGCGCAACAACTTGAAGAAAACGCCGTTCGTGAAAAATACTTTAACCTAATTACTTTAGCCGAACAATACGGACTTGACAGCGCAGAACTTAAGAAACGTCAGGAAGAAGAAATTGCTAAAATTGAAGAGGATGCCGCAGAAACAGCACGACAAAAACGTCTAAAAGAACAAGCGGAAAAAATACAAATGGCTGAACAATACGCAGGTGCAGTCAACAACCTTGCAGAAACGGTCTTTACTATATCAAATCGTTTCGGTAAACAAGACGAAGCAAGTAAAGAAAAACGTGCAAAGCGTCAGTTTCAAATTCAAAAGGCTATGTCGTTAAGCATGGCAATTATCG